GGGAAGCATTTATTGACTCAATTGCCCACCATACACTTGGATCATTTGAATAAGGATCATAAACAAGAACAAATCCTGCAGATAAATCTGAACCTATTGAAACATTTATAGGCATGCCGGTTCCAATTTCATCACCATTTAAGTATAAATGACCTCCACTCATAAATAGCGAAGAATCACCTATAGTATTAAGTGTTTTGAACATTGGGATATAACCTGGAGTGCCCGGACCAACTGCTCCTCCGCCTCCGCTACCTACGCCAGTTCCTTCAAAGGCATATTTATAAAAGTCCCATGTAGAACCCCACGAAGGGTCATATTTGGTAGCGATAAATTCAATATACGCTGCTCCCGCATAACTTACATCAACTGTATAAGTGCTTAAATACGTAGAAGAATTGGGGTTTGAATCTAATAATATTGTAAGAGGATCTGTGCCAACTAATGATGAATCAAAAAATATACCAACTACTTGAGAAAGATTATTATTACTTAAAATTACAGGATACTCGTTATTTATTCGGTAATAAGGTTTATTAACATCGATAACTTTATAACCTGCAACATTTTCAAAGGGCCAGTAATTTGTAGCAGTGCAAGGGTCTCTTGGCTCAAAAACTGGATCAACCATCATACGATACCAGTTATAATCAGCAGTTGTATTATTATCGTATAAATTAGTGAATTGTCTCTTTACAATTAAATTATCTACGACTGCAGTAACAAATTCTCCCTTTGTGCCTTTTATTCTCCCAGTTGTCTCTAATGGAACAGTTAAAATCCCTAAACTACCATCAAAAAATACATCAATATATCTCTCAAATGATAAGAAGTTTGCATTTAAAATCTTAGGAAGTTGAGGTACTGGTGTATACAGATTTAATTGGGTCCAAATCATAATATTAGAGTTTTATTTATATATCCATTCTCTATCAAAACTTCCTCCATGGAAAAAATATATAGATAAATACTTAGTATTAACTCAAAAACTAAAATAAGTATGAATAATTTTGAAGATTTCAACTGGGCGGAATATGAGGGAACTTACGGTGGTAACCGATTAATTCCAAACGAAAAAATCAAAGGTCAAGACAATCACAACATCTGTTATTCAAGAGCTCCCTACGCTCAAAAGTTGTTTGACCTCCTCTCTAATAGCGATTCCAAAACGATTAAAAAAGATTTAACAAAAGGAGACTGTGTTGTCATTACTGACATTACAAATGTCAGACTTGATAAAATGTCAATAGAGCTCTCCGGTGACTTATCTGTAGATATAGATTTAAGTCGAGAAAAAAGATTCCTTCAAATATTTGGTTACAATACAGTTGATCAATTTGTTGAAGATATATTAAAGCCCGATTTTAAACAAAAATTCTTAGATCAAGGTATTTACGCGTATGTAATAGAATCTTTTCCAACAGTTAAGATTTCATTATGGCAAGGACATTTGAAGAAGATAAGAGAAGAATTTATGAAAGAAATAGAATCACCTTCTAAGGCTTATGTTGCGAAAGTAATGGAAGCAAACAAGGGTGGTTATTTTGTCGAAGTACAGGGAATAGAGGCATTTATGCCAGGATCTTTAGCAGCTCCAAATAAAATCATAGATTTTAGAACCTTAGTTGGAAAAGAAGTCATAGTAATGATTGAAGATTTCTTAAAAGAAATGAATTCATTTATTGTTTCTCACAAGAAATATATTGAACATGTTCTTCCTAAGAAGATAACTGAATTAGATCTCAATCAAAAGTACACTGGAAATATTACAGGAACCTCTAAATATGGAATATTTGTGGAGTTTGGAGATATATTCACCGGATTATTGCATAACTCTAAAATGAAAGAAGACACGTTAAGAGATTTCAGAAATAGAAAATTTAATCCAGGAGATCAAATAGGATTTTACATAAATGAAATAACAAAGGACAACAGAATAATTCTAACAGAAGAAAGTCCAGAAGAAAAACGTGAAAAATTCACCAAATTTATTTTAGAAAATAAAGAAAAGGTTGTTGAGGCTGAAGTTGCAGCAGTCATGAACTTTGGTGTTATTGTAAATGTTGGAGAACTTTCTGGTTTAGTTCCAAATAAAGAATTCAAAAGAAGAAAAATAGCCGTTAAAAATTATGTGGTCGGCGACAAGTTTCGAGTAAAGATTGCGGATTTTAAAGACGATAAGTTAGTATTCAACTTATTTAACGAAGATAAAAAACAAGAAGAGGGAGTTTAACACTCCCTTTTTTATTTTGAATAAATAAAATAAATTGTTGATTAATGCAAGCTAACTTTGTATACGAAGCTTTACAAGATATATTAAAACCTAAATCTAAGGAAGAAGTTGCTGCCACCTATAAAAAGATAGAAACCGATAAGGCATTAGAACTGGCAGTGGAACACAAGAATTTAGAAGGGCTTTTTGATGCTTTAAAAAGAGGTGCTTCATGGAATAAAAATGATTCTTGTCAGAGCTTAGAAGATAGTTTACTTTTATTTTTATCAAAAAATAAGAAAGATATTTTATCTAATAATCCGCCTAAGGAAATTATTTCTGTTCTATTAAAGAGGGCTTGTCAAAATGGATTTATAGAATTAGCAAAATGGGCATTAGATAAAGGGGCAAATATAAATTCTAAAGATAAAAATGGAAGTACTCCTCTTTATTATGCTGCTAAATACGGTCATTTTGAAACGGTTAAATTTTTAATTGATAATGGTGCTGATTTAGAAATAGAAAATAATGAAGGATATACACCGTTATTAGCATCATTAAATCCTATTCAAACTGGGATGAATCCTGAAATTTTTATAAATCCTGAAATAGTTTGGTATTTAATTGGTAGAGGTGCTAACATCACACATAAATTAAAAAATGGGTCTAGTATCTATGTATTTTTAAAAGGCAAAATATTAGATAGATTTTTAAATGAAACAGATTTAAAACCAAGTGATGAAGAAATGATTTATATAATTCATCGCGGATCTATCAAAAATTTAAAGAATTTAATGGATAAAGGATATTTGGATCTCAATAAACCTGTATACATGAAATATTCTAAATGGGACAACAAACCCAACAAACCATTATTGCCAATAGATCATGTTAAATTCGATGATGGAACAGGCCCAGGAAAAATGAAATTTATGTTACAAAATGGTAGTCCCTTTCCTAGCAAATTAACTATAAAGGCCATAAGAAATCAACTTAGAAATTCAAGATATAGTTATGGTCCTGACGAAAAATGGAGAAAACTTATAGACTATTTTATAGAAACCAAACAAATTGATGAATCCAAACAAATTGATGAATCAGTTGGAGATGTATTAAAACCTAAAGAAACAAAACAAATTATTCAAGAATTAGCTCAGGAAATGTATTTAAGTTTATTACAAAATAAAGCATTAAGTTTTTTTGAACCATTATTTACTGATGGTTATCATAGAATGACTAACACATGGGGCAATATAGATTATTCCTTTAATCAATACAATAAAAAATATGGTCCTGGATTATATGTTATGTCAATATTGGTAAAGGACCAAGATATAAATCCATTAGAACATATATACCCAGTTAAAGCAATTTATAAACAAGCTGGATTAATAGTTTATGATATTCCAAGAGGGTCATTGGAAACTGCATTAAAAGAATTAATAGCACAAGTTATTGTAGGTATATTTGGAAATGGTTTTCATGTAAAATATTTTGATCCTATTAATGAATCTAGTAACATATTTCAACCAAGAAAATATGAAGACATAATAGAAAGTGTTGTAGATAATATTTTAAGAGATTATTCTGATCATGCCATGTATTTTTCTAAAAATGAAGAATGGAGAGAACCACATGTAAAATTATCACATCATACAGGGGATGGATTTATGAAACAATTATATAAAAAGTATGGAAATTCAAATGGAATTTATATCCATATAGGTGATAATGATCCAACAGGCGCTGATATCGCTCATAAAGGAGACAATTTAAATGTGTTGCGAAAATATTTACATAATCTAAATGTACACTATATCCCTATCGGTTATAATACGATCATAGTTAAAGATGAGGATCAAGAAAAAAGAATACTTACAAAACTTTGTAGAGAAGTTTATAATAAGCAACTTCCTAACATACTGTTAAGAAAATTTGAAAGACCAATTAATAAATAATCGGATTTATACAAAACTGGTTAAAAATATACGTTTTTATACGAAAATATATGAAATTATATGAAAAGAGCAAAAACATACAGTTCAAAAGAGGTTTATGATGCAACAATGTTAGGATTCATTTTTGAATTCTATTGTTCAAAAGAGCCATCATTTATTGTTGAAGATCTTAAAAAGATCTCAGGAAAAAGTGTAGTTATTACAGATCAAACAACCATAAAACCTAGTTTTTCTACTTGTATCTTAGTAAAAGAATATGATGGAAAAAGACCACACTATCAATTTAAAATAGGTGAACAAAAATATAATGAAGTATCTACATTCTTAAATACTATTTTATTTTGGATAAATGAAAATGCATCATTAGACAAAAATACTTTAATGAAAGTAAATCTTAATTACAGTAGTGAACTTCAAACTCTTACAAATATTTCTCATATGGATGTTGGTAAACTCATTTTAAAAATGGACGAGAATTATGTTTATCAAAGATTTCCTGAAATGAAAGGCTGCCCATTTGCAGCATCTGTAAAAAAGATTGTTCCCTTTAATATGAGTTCTAATGCATCAAATGCAGTTAATTTGATTAACGAATTTCAAATGCCTGTTGATACATTTTATGGAATTGATTTAACTGAACAAACAAAGGGAGAACTGACATTTAATTATATAGGCGGATATAAGTATTCAGAAAAAGTAAAAGAGATTTATGAACTTCTTGAGTATTATGTTTTTACAACTTATCAAGTTTTAAATGCTGAAGAATACACATCTTCAATGATTAATGAACTAAACAAATTAACAGAAGAATATCGAACATTCAGAAAATGTTATTATAAGTACGATTTATTTGAGTCTACATATAAAGATTTCGTCATCTATATTGACCTAAATAAAAGACATCAATTGATTGAAACACAATGGTTCCAATTAAGAGATCATGTAGCCAAATTAATTCTTGAAAGTAATCTTAAGAAATGTAAGTTTAATTGGGACACCGAATTTGGAACATTTCAAATTAAAGATGCAGAAATAAATGCATCAAAAATAAAAGGATTTCAATTAGTCGACTGTACAATTAATGGCATAGTTGAGAATTGTCACTTATGGAGTACAAAATTATCTAATTCAAGAATTTTGAATTCAACACTCGTAAATGGTAATAAAGTTTCTGAATCTTATTTACAAAAAGTTAGAGCTGATAGAGAAAACAAAATTGAAGAATCGATGATTGTAAACTCTGGAGAAATTATAAATTGTGATTTAAATGGTTGTATAATCAAAAATGCAGGATTAGGAGATAAGGCTAAATTAGATGAGAATTGTTTAGTTATAAGTCCTAAAGAAAAATTTGCACAGCCATCTTTAAATGGAATAGAAGTCAAAGAGATACGAGATTACAAATGGATTAAATCTTTAAGAGATCCTAATTATACAGACAAAGGATTTGCTAATGAATATAAAGATGGATAATGATTGCCAAAAAAGTATATGAATCTTTAGATTATTTGGATAAATTGAAGGATTTCGGTTTTGATAATGAAACTATAATCCAATTTTTAAGAACACATGGAAAACCAATTACATTAGAATTAGAATACGAAAGACAAAGTTGGGAAGATCACACAGATTATTTGTTTCAAGATCTTCCCGAAAATGTACAATGGCATGCATCAAACTATGAAATTGAGGAGTTTGATTTAGGACGTTCAAAATATTTGTTATTTACAATATCCGGTCCTATAGATTCTATAATTGAAGCTTTAATTTCGTGGTGGTATGTTGATAAAAATGATGTCGTAAAATTTATTAACGACACAATGATAACATGAAAATATTAGTTAGACCTGGATTTGTAAAAACTATTACCTTCGGTTTCGCCGCAGCAATTACGTTGTGGCCATTTGGTATTTTTTTATTAAAAGATAAATATTTAAATACTGCGTCTCTTATAAATCACGAGGCGATACATTGGAAACAAAGTCAAGAATTATTAGGCATTTTCTTTTACATATTTTATGGATTAGAATGGTTTATTAAATTATTCTTTTATGGAAAGAACTCCTATTATAACGTATCATTTGAAAGAGAAGCTAATTATTACGAAAATAATTTAGAGTATACAAAAACACGAAAACATTTTAAATGGATAAAATTTATTTTTAAGAAATGTTAGTAAGAGAATCATTAGTAAATATATTGAAACCTAAATCTAAGGAAGAAATTGGTAAAAACTTAGAAGAAAAAATACGTAATATTCCTATAAGAGAAGACGCAATATACGAAGTAGTTGGTTTATTAGACGGAAACATACACGCAGAGCAATTTTATTGGGGTTATAATGATGTTTCTAGAGAGATTATTGATTATATAAGTGACAATGAATTTTATGATGCTCTTATATACATATTGAAAAACAACAAAGGATTAGAATAATATAAAAGAAAGATATGACCAGAGTTGATTTAATAAAGGAGGTCCAAAATGCTTTAACTGCTTGTGCTGCACTTCCATATGCGCCACCAGACGCTGAAATAGATCGTCTTATTGGCGTTGAAATGAAGTGGCTATTTCGTGAATACAGAACGTTATGGCAGGATCAAATTTATGTTTTAAATAAAAAATATTATACTACTAAAGAGTGGCGTAATACAAGAACCTTCCAATTACCCGAATGTGTTGTAGGTGTTAAGATTGTATGGGAAATGACACAAGGAAGCAGAGTATTTGGTATAAACGACCCTGATTTAAATTTTGACAGATTAATGGCATCAGATCTTTATTTGACTCCATTATCTTCAGATCAGATAACATACAGAACCATTCAGTGGTCATTCTGGGACCTTGCAAGGGCCTTTAACTTAAGAGATATAAATCACAATTTCAATTTGAACACAAAGCGATTGGCAATAACGGGTAGAACCCCTGTTGAATCTTTATTTGTTTTGAGTCAAGTACAAATTCCTGATGAAGATGCATTTGAAGATACTTTAGTTATAAAGTGGATGATTGCACAAGGAAAAAGATCTTTAGCAAGAATTCTTGGAGCATTTAACTATCAATTATTAGGAAATGTTACAATCAACTTCGAACAAATAAGAACAGAAGGAAACGAAGAATTAGCAGAATTAAAAGAAAAAATAAAAACAGACGACGTAGCCGACTGGTTCTTACTATTCCCATAATGAAAAAGGTCATAAATATTTAAAGGATTATGGGGATTATAACAGAGGAGAGCTCTTGAAATTAACATCAAGAATAAAAAGAGCCCAATGTTTTAAATACGTACAACAGGCCGAAATAGCTGCAAAAATGTTAGGCCTTAAATTTAAAGAAGGAATTACGAAGGTAATAAAAGTATGAAAGCAAAATTTGTTTATCAATCATTACAGGAAGTTGAACCTGACAAACTCGATGTCATGTTTTCTATTTACAAAAAGTGGAATCCTATATTTAAAAAAGAAATAAATCGTCCCGAACTATCTTCTTTTGGCGATAAAGTACGTGCGTTCAAAATAGATTTAGAAATCGAACAAAATAAAATAAAAGATCTTGGTTATCGTGAAGAAGGCAGTACCGGATTTCGCGGTCTATTACGTTTGATTGGTTGGTGGGAAAACGGCAGATATTCCATTGAAATGCTTGAAGAAATGATAATGAATTGGATGAATGCTGTTGAAGTAGCGTTAAAAGACTTTCGTAAAATGGCAAAACGTGAATATCATCCAATTAAAGAAGCTATAAGCGATCTATTAAAACCTAAATCGGAAGAAGAAATCAAAAAAGAAATACGTAAACTTTCTGGAGACTATTTATGGGATTTATGGAAAGATACAGGGCAAAAAGAATATTTAAGGTACGCGTTAAAGAAGAGAATTACTTTTCTAGGCCGTGAAGATATAGCTGATGCGATTCAAGAATTTCCAGATGCAGCCGAAACATTATTTCCTCTTATAGTTCAAAATTTTCCATATAATTTAAAGAAAGAAGGACAAAAATATTTTCTTTATACGGATTGGTATGACGAATTTGCCGATTTATTTATGGAAAGTAATGATTTGTCATCTGAATCAATTCAAAAAATATTATCGGGGGATTCTTGGGATTTATTTGAGAGATCTGATTACATGAATTTAGCAGATGAAATTTATACCATTCAAAAAATGGAGAAAGATAAAGGAGTATCTTATTTTAAATCATTAACTGAAGAATTAGTAGCTAAATTATTAGAAGATTTTGATTGGCTTGATTATGATAATACAATGGAAATCAAAAATTTAAAAACTCTAACAGATGTAGCCAAATATTTAGTAAAATATAAAGACGAAAGAGATCTAGAAGGATATGTTAAAGCTTTTGAAAAAGCTTTGAATGAAACAAGCGGGGTTGCTGATGAAGCTCAGGCATTTAATGAATTAAAAAATTCTTTAGAAAATGAATTAGGATTTAAATTCGATAAAAAATATTATAGTGAAAGTGACGAATGTTATAAAATTCCTCTTTCAAAGGATTCTATAATACAGCTATTCAAAAAAGCAACGATTGATGATGAAAAGATAAAATATAATGTTCCTTATTATGGTATCTTCCTTCGAAACATTTATGATCATCCAGATGTTTTTAATGATAGCTTAAGTAACAGTATTTCAGAAATAGATGAAGGCTAAAAAAGTATATGAGTCAAGTATTTTGAAACCTAAATCTACTAATGAAATAGTAGATGCATTTATTAATTTGTTGATTAATGAACAAGTTGAATTTTTAGATGATTATGAAAACAGACATATCATTCCATTTGAAAATTGGCCATTAATTTTACAAATAAAAGAACAATTAAAAAACAATCTGCAATTTGATAGTATGTTTAGAGTTACATCGAATGATCCACTTAATAAATTCGTTTGGTCATTTAGTCCTGATGAACAAATAGGTACAAAATTTAAAATCTATAACAGACTTAGTAATAATATTCAACCAATCAATGTTGAACAATATAATAATGAACCTGATACTATTCATGTTTACGAAGAGGCTGATACAGCAAATGAACAGGTAATTGAATCGTATGATGGATTTATTAAATGGTTGAATGATGATTATCTTTGGAAAAAAGAAAAAATTCAAATAATTTAAGTATTTTGAATCCATTCTCCATCTATTTTTTGTAATTTATAATCATCAATCAGACGATAAAGGGTTCTTTCGCTAATTTGTAATTGTTCAGCTGCACTTTTTAAAAATCTATTTCTATTTAAAGCTTTTAATATCAAAATAAATTTATTAAATTCCAAGTGAAAGGGACCTATTTCTTTTACATTTTTGGATTCATGTAAATAAATTCCAGCAGTTTCATTAACTAACGGCCCATTTCCTAAATCTATTCTTCCTATTTTATAGATCAATTCGGATTCGAATGAATAGGCGATGTCTACTGGAAGATTCTCTCTTATTTTTACTATTTGATAAGTGCCATTATTTATTTTTTCAAATAATCTTTTATTTTTAGTTCCATTCTGATGAGATAACATTCGATCTCCTCTTCCTTTTCCGATATAAAAAGGTTCATGTTCAAAAACAATTTTTCCCAATGATGATTCGATTTCATATCTACCATGAATTTCTAAATTAAGATAAACATAAACATAATATCTGAAGGTCATGTCATATTTTTGTTATATATATATATGACAAGATTGATAAAAATATGACAAAAATGGCAAAATTTTATCATTGGCATTTTATTTGAAATATTTAGCATTGATAATTTAATGTTAAACTAAATAAAATAAATGCTATGTTACCAGTAATTAGAAATTCAAGAAACAATCTATCTTTAGTTGACGATTTGTTTGATACTTTTATTAGAACTTGGGATGACCGTCAAGAATTATCATCTTATTACTATGATGAACAAACAAAAGATCATGTCATTATAGTTCAAGCCCCTGGATTTAAGAAAGATGATATTGAAATAGAAGTAGACAACAAAGGAATTTCTATTAAAGGAGAAATAAAGGACGAAAAAACTAAAGGTAAACTTCGCAGAAACACGTTCCATTATGCGATGACACATTATGGAATTGATTCTAAGACAGTAGACGCTACTTTAGAAGATGGAATCCTAACTATTAAATTCAAAAACGAGAAAGATAAATTCTCAAAAAAGATTGAAATTAAATAAGAAAGGGGCATTAAGCCCCTTTCTTTCATCTAAATAGGAGGTGAGATTATTTTAAATTCAAAGAACATTTCTAAGGCAATTAAAAAAATAGTCAATAAATATTCATCATCAATGTAACTTCTAAGTTGCCATACTCGTTGATCATATTCTTTAAGCCCCTATAAAAGCTCTTTCTGCAAATGGCAAAGATTTTAAATCTCTTTTAATGTCAGATTCAGATTTAGGTTTTAATATGTCATCTAAGGATTCGTAGACTAGCATGTTAGCCAAAGTATGGGTAATCTATCCGCATAAAATCTTCAAGATACCACTTATTTTCATTTTTATCTCTGAAAAATGCCTTTAATTCTCTTTCGTCTTCATCAGTCATTTCACTCCAATCAATTTGTTCATTATCTTCATCACGATAATCATATTCTATATCAGCACCATGAGGAATTATTTCTCCCGTAAATCGGTATTCAACCCCATCTCCACTCTCAACAACTTTTAATTCTATGCCACCTGTATTTGTTAAAGCCATTGCTCCATCAGGTTTCCAATCATTTTGATAAAAAGTTTGAATTATTTGGCTTGCAACTTCTGATGGAGGTGTTTTTTCTTTAAATCCAGCATCTACCAATTCACGGTATTTACTAAAAATTGTATCATCTCCAAACATAACTCTTTGACGATCAATCTCTTTATCAACCATGTCTGTGTATTCATCTTCTTCTGTATATTCAAGAGCCTTTTGGATTTCTTCTCTTGATTTAGGTTTTAAAATATCTCCAATAGATTCTTTGATTGGCTTTCTTTCTTTTAACCATGGAATCAATAGATCTAATGTAGCCTGATAACCAGACCAGGCAGATGTTCCCCAATCTATATCTACTAACTGAATGGCGTTGTGAACATCTTTATATGTAGTTTCTTTAAAATTCTCGAGAATCCATTTCATTACATCAGTCATACCCATATAAAGAGTTTTTTGCAAAATAGATTCTCTAAATTTTGGATATTTTTTATATAATTGTGTTATTTGTTTGGATTTCAACATTTCAATAATTAAATCTTGCGTTTCTTCAGCATCACCCATATTATAAGCCACCCACAAATTACCACTAGATCCATTAGTTTTAGGAACATAAGTATATAAAGGTTTTGCTCCGTGTCTAAGAGCGTATTTTGCGTATGAAACATTTCTTCGATTTATAGCAGACAATAAATGTTCTGTGGCACTTTTTTTATCTCCTATTTTATAATCAGGATCATTTGATAAATTCTGGTCTATTTCTTCTTCAGATTTAGGTTTAAAAACATCTTCTACTGATTCTCTCATAGGAGCAGGCTGTATGGGTGATCTTTTTGGTTTATAAGTAATTAATTCGATAAAATCCTTAAAATCTTTAACGACATAATAATCATATCTATTAAGTTTATTGGAAATTCCAAGTATTACCTTTCCTGTTTCGTAATGAATTCGATATTTCATATAATTGAAGGACACTTCTTGTTTGCTTGTATCAAAACGAAAATAATGTCGTTCTTGTCCTGAGGAAATCTGTCTGGACCAATTAATATAATGAGTGGATATGTACGCAACTATCTTTGCATACAAAGGATTAATATCTTTTAAACTATTATAGAGATCTTCTTCCGATTTGCCTTTAAACAATTCAGATTCATTGATGAATTTAGCCTTCATTAATCAAGTTTATTTTATATATCATTTTTCTAATCATTTCGAAGTTTAGAATATATAAATAAAAATCATTAGATGATTCGAGAAATATATAATCGAAGCCCTCAAGATCCTAATTTTAAATATGGCGTGTTGGAACACTCTGATCCTATTGAGAGCATCATTTCAAAAATAAAAATGATATTAGGAACGAGCCAAGGACAAGTCCTTGGCGATCTTAATTTTGGTGTTGGATTAGAGGATCTAATCTTTGAAACTCGTATCAATAAAATGGAACTTGAAGAAAGAATCAAATCACAGATCATGCAATATGTTGATGAATCAAAGGACTATCAAATAAGTCCAAGTGTTTCATTTGGAAAAGCCCCTGAGGGGTATGATTATGCTGTAGTTGATATTTTCATAAATAACCAAAAGATAATTGGAGTATTGGTACAATAAAGTATAAAAATTAATTAAAGTAATGGCAAATAGTAACAATCAAAGATTTGAATTTTTTAAGACATCACGAATTCGTTTTAGCGAGTTATATCAAGATGCTCTTAATTTCATAAAGGCTAGTTATGAAGATGTAGGTCAGTATTTTACAATGGCTTCTCCTATGGGGCAGTTATTGCAGATCACTCTTCATTTAGGCAGAATGATACTCTTCTATATTGAAGATGCTATCACCGAATTAAATATAAACACTGCATCTCGTCCTGCAAGTGTAAAAGGAATAGTAGCCATAACAGGTCATAATCCTTCAAGAGCTATGGCAGCAAGAGGAACTCTACGTCTTACTTATAATGGACAAAAAATAAACATGTATGGAAACACTGTAACCATTCCTAATTATACTCAATTAACATCTGTTACTAATGGCCTTATATACACTATAGTTTTACCAGGAGAAGAAATTAGATTGGACTTAACAAGTATAACAAACTACATAGATGTGAATGTTATGCAAGGAAAATTAGAATATCAACAAGCAACAGGAACTGGAGACCCATTACAATCATATAATTTCCAAAATAAAAAGGGAGCTGGTATTGATAACTATTTTGTTAACGTTTATGTTGATGGAAAAAGATGGGAAACAAGACCATCTATTCTTGATATGGGATTCAATGAAGAATCTGTATTAGTTAAAACCGGACAAACAGGAGGAATCGATATTTTCTTTGGAACAGGTTATAATGGTCAACCACCAAGAATGGGAGCAACAATACTTGTAGAATATCTTTTAACTGATGGGGAACCTGGAAATATTAAAAGCCCTGCAACCGAATCAGAAGCCAGTTGGAAATTTGTAACTCAAGGATATTCATTAAATGGAGAAGATATTGATTTAAATAAGATTCTAAAAGTTTCTATTAAGAATGATATTTTATTTGGAACACTTGAAGAACCTCTTTATCTTACCAGATTATTAGCTCCTCATATGTCAAGATCATTTACTCTTGCAAATGCCGATAATTACATTTATTTCTTACGCAAATTAAATATGTTCACTATTGTGGATGCTATTCCTGGATTTGCAACATTTGAAGACAAATACGCTTTAGACAAATATAATCAAGCAAAAGATAATTACGAAATAGTAAGCGAACAATATAGAGCATTATTATCTACTGTCGGAGCTAATTCTGAATTATCAATGACCAAGAAAACTGAATTAAATAATGCTCAAAATGAAGTTTATAAATGGCAGGGAATTCTAGAAGAACAAAAGAAAGATGACAATACGGTTTATTTGTTCTTAGTTCCCGATGTCAATAAAAGAATATCAGCAGCGCAGAATTATTATTCCTGTACATTGGATTCATTCCAACTTACTAATAATGAAAAGACGGCCATCCTGGACCTCATAGAGGACAGTGGTCAAAGAATTATTACGGTGGATAATGCTATTATGACTCTTAAATATCCGCGGTTCGTACTTAATCTAACATTAATAATTTATGAAGGCTTTGATTTTGATTCAATAAGAGAATCAATAATTTCAAAAACATCAGAATATTTCTTAAAGAATACGCGTAGAGACAGAATTCCTGTTTCAGATATTGTTCGTATTGTTGAAGCAATTGAAGGAGTTGACTCTGTATCTGCTTGGTTCGATGCAGACAAAAACAACCTAACTATTTATGGAGATCATTACGGATTAGATGATTATGGAGATATAATTCTCGAACGCTATGTTTATGATGCATTTGGTAACAAAGTACCAGTCAAAGATATTTACCCATTAATTCGTGGAGGATTTGAATCATTTAATAGTGTTTATTATGATGATTCGACTGAAAAGAATAAGCTATCAACTTTGAATATAAATCTAAGAGGAACAACTCCTGTAGATTTCAATTCAAAGAACAATAAAACTATTGTAAGTAATATCTAATGAGAGCTAAATTAGTAAAAGAAAGTATGCAAGATGTTTTATCCCCTAAAACAAGGGATGAAATCGTTAAAGATGTCCCATTAAATAAGGATGTTTTAAATTACCTATTAGATAATGGATGGACGTTTACCGATACCTTTTCAACCCCGTATATGGGAGATAATGAAAGAGACCTTGTATATCATACATTTGAAAAAGATGGGATTGAAGTATGTGTAAATAAATTTGATAATTTGAATGATTTAAAAAAATATATCTCTGATACTCATTTTTAATATGAAGGCCAAGTTTATATATGAAGCATTAGGTGATGTTTTAAAACCTAAATCTGCTGAAGACGTTGATAAAGAATTAAGATCTATGTCCGAGAAAAAGCTTCTTGACATGATGCATGCTTATGATATTGACAAAAAACGAATTAGAAGAATAGAAAGTATTTTAATTGAAAAATATCCTAAAATATTGAAGGGTTTAGAAAATAGTTCAGTTAAAGAATTATTAGAAAAAACAAGCAATGTTTATAGATTTAATGATATTGTAGATTTTGAAGATTATATAATTCCAATTTTAGCTAAAAAAATATCAGTAACACCTATCAAAGCTAAATCAATTTTTCGTTTGGCAAAAATGATTGTTGGTCAAGCTGGCGACAATGACAAAACTAGATATGAAATATTAAAAACTCTAAAAGAAGATGGATTACAATTTTTTAAATATTTTAAGGGGTTTGAGAAAAGAACGAAACAATATTTTGATTCTACACTTTTTTCTGCACTTCCAGTAGAATTACTCAAAGATGTTTTAAATAATGCAAATCCTTCATCAGACGAAGTTGATGATACCATAGAAAAATTGTTTTGGACTGATGATAAAACCAATCCACTTATAAGACAAAAATTAAATATATTTTTAGAATATCTGGATAAATACCCACCTGATAGTATTCAGCCATTAAAGAGTGCTATCGTGCAGTCTATTTATCACAATCAAAAAGATGTTTTTGATACATTAATATCTAAGGAATATCACAAAGATTTGGATTTAGAAAAAATATTTTCTAGAGTTTATACAGGAAAAATGACTCTGCCAAAATGGTTTAAAGAATATAAAGCACAAGCATCTGGAAGTTATTTGGCTAAATATCAAGATGATTTATTTAAAGTAATGAAATTGATAGCGAAAGGAGGTTCAATGTATTCAGCACATGATGAATTTGATCCAAATAGACTTACAAAAAACGAACAAAAAGAATTATTAGAATTGATGAAAAAAATAAGTGACGAAGATGGCAGCAAATAATCAAATAAACAATCCAAGAAAAGGTGTTTATGCAAGAAATACCTATAAAGTTCGTTTGCCTTATTTTTATCAGGCTAAACATAATAACGACCAATTTAAGAATTTAGGTTATAACTATCAAGGAAAAATCTTGAGAAGCATAACATCCCCTGAATTATGGGCTAACCCTTTACAAACATCTTTAATAGGACAAATAGAATCAATGATGACGTATGTGTTAGAGCAGTCAAAATCCATAAAAAAATGGTTTTCAATTGCTCATGATAAAGATACTCTCTCACTCAATTAATATATAAAATAAAAATGAATTTTGTATATGTAACAACTAATTTAATAAATGGAAAACAATATGTTGGATCACATGATGGAAGTGAAAACGACGAATACTTAGGAAGTGGAAAAGTTTTTTTAAAAGCCTTAAAAAAATATGGAAAACAAAATTTTAATAGAAAAATTTTGGAATATTGTGACCCCTTTTATAATGTTATATTAGAAGAAAAATATATTGAAGAATTAAATACATTAAAACCAAACGGATATAATTTAAGTCCAACAGGAGGACATGTTAGAGGAAAATTATCAAAAGAAACTATAGAAAAAATTAGACAAAGTAATTTAGGAAAAAAACGCTCCATAGAAACAAAACAAAAACTTTCAAAATCTTTAAGTGGACGAAAACTTTCTGAACAAACAAAGGAAAAAATGAGTAACTTTCAGAAAGGAAGAATTAAATCTGAAGAAGAAAGAAAAAATATTTCAGAATCAAAAAAGGGACAAAAAAATCCGATATATGGAAAAAATCCTTGGAACAAAGGAAAAACGGGATTTAAACATTCGGAAAAAACAAAACAAAAAATGAGAGAATCCCATAAAAGAAACTATAATTAATGAGACCAGAACTTTGGAGAATATACGATAAAAAGGGTAGCAATTTAAACTTAAATACCGACTCATATATCAATTTAATATTTGCTTCTGATATAGGTCAGGATGCAGAAGGTTATGCAGTTACAGATCCATCAGGAAATATCGTTAGAACTGTCATAACTAATAGTGGTTGGAATTATGACAATGATACTCGAGTTTTAATTGATTTTACATTTAGTGAATTAGGTACACC